TCTGTGACCTTGCAGTCCGTGGTCTAGAGGAACTTATTGACTATCAAGATTATCCTGTGGAAGCAGCAAGGATTAGCACTCTTGCTCGCCGTTCTCTCGGCATTGGTTATATCGGACTAGCACACTATCTCGCCAAGCAAGGAGAACACTATGACGATCCAGGGGCATGGAAACTCGTCCACGACCTGTCTGAATCTTTCCAGTTCTATCTACTCAAATCCAGTAACGCAGTCGCCCAGGAAAAAGGTGCATGTGAATACTTCCCTCGCACCAAGTATGCAGACGGTATCCTCCCTATCGACACTTACAAGCGTGACATCGATGAGTTCTGTGGAACCGAGTTGAACTATGATTGGGAAAGTCTTAGAACATCTATCACCACCCACGGTCTACGGCACTCAACATTGTCCGCACAAATGCCATCAGAGAGCAGTTCCGTTGTGTCAAACGCAACCAACGGAATTGAACCACCCCGTGCCTTCTTGTCCACTAAGAAGTCAAAGAAAGGACCACTCAAGCAAATCGTTCCTCAGTATGGTAGTCTCAAGAATAACTACACTCTTCTCTGGGACATGAAAGACAACGATGGTTACATCAAAGTTGTCGCTGCTATGCAAAAGTTCTTCGACCAGGCAATCTCTGGCAACTGGAGTTATAATCCAGAGAACTATGAGAACAATGAAGTTCCAGTTTCTGTCATGGCAGGCGATCTTCTGAAGACCTATAAGTATGGTTGGAAGACTTCTTATTATCAGAACACCTATGATATTAAGAGTGATGAACCACAACTAACAGAAGAAAAGAAAGCATCAATTCAAGATCTATTAGACGATATTTTCACAGCGGAGGAAGAAGATTGTGACAGCTGCAAAATTTAGAACGAGCGAACCAATGCGTAGTAAGGTAGATGGGATGACGGTGTTTAACACCACCCAGTTGGACAGCACAAAACAGAAGATGTTCTTTGGACCCCCTCTTGGGGTTCAAAGATATGATAAGTTCAAGTATCCTGTGTTCGATAAACTAACGCAGCAACAACTTGGATACTTCTGGCGTCCTGAGGAGGTATCTCTTCAAAAAGATCGTGCTGACTATCAAGTTTTAAATGATGCCCAGAAACACATTTTCACTAGTAATCTTAAATACCAAATTCTCCTTGACAGTGTACAGGGGCGTGGTCCTGGGATGGCTTTTATGCCATACTGCTCACTACCTGAGCTTGAGGGTGCCATGAATATCTGGCAGACCATGGAGATGGTCCACAGTCGCTCCTATACCCACATCATCAAGAATGTGTATGCTGACCCCTCTGATGTCTTTGACAAGATCCTAGACGACGAGAAGATCCTCTCACGGGCAAAGTCTGTTACTCATGCTTATGATGACTTCCTACGAGCAGCACAGGAGTGGGGTGCTGGTAATCAGTGGGAACATGCTTTAGAAGGTGTCGATAACGCTAAGTGGGAACTCAATGAACTCAAGAGAAAACTATACAGAGCGGTTGCTAATGTCTACATCCTTGAAGGAATTAGATTTTACGTCTCGTTTGCTTGCTCTTTCGCATTCGGGGAACTTAAACTCCTGGAAGGAAGTGCTAAAATTATCGGGCTCATCGCAAGAGACGAAAGTCAACACATGACCATCACCCAGAACATCCTAAATAAATGGAGGGAGGGCGATGATCCAGAGATGGTCCAGATCGCCAAGGAAGAAGAGGAAAATGTCTATGACATGTTCCGTCAGTGTGTAGAAGAGGAGAAGTTGTGGGCAGAATATCTGTTCAAGGATGGTTCTATCATCGGTTTGAACGATAAGTTGCTTGCCAAGTATGTTGAATGGACTGCCAATCGTCGCCTGAAGTCTATTGGACTGAAGGCAATCTTTGACACACCAGTATCTAACAACCCACTTCCCTGGACTGAGCACTGGTTATCTTCTAAAGGTATGCAAGTCGCTCCTCAGGAGACTGAAGTTGAGAGTTATCTCATCGGCAGTATCAAACAAGATGTCCAGAAGGATACATTTGCTGGATTTAAATTATGAATGTTATTGATAATGTAATGCCTGTAGTAATGCAGGATCAATTGATTGATATTTGTACCCAAGCAGAATTTACATGGTCGTTTCTTCAAGACGCGACCTATGCTTCGGCGGATCCTTTGGCACAAAAGATGAATAAACCAAAGTATCCATCTTTTTGTCATCTTGCTATCATGGATTATAGACCTAAAACCGCTATATCCTCTCTCATTTCTAGCATGTTGCTTTGTATGAGTGACAAAGCAGGAGTAGATTCAACTACTTTATACAGAGCTAGATTTGGATTGTATCTTCCCATTAGAGATGCACCTGAATATAATAATATTCATGTGGACATGCCTCAACCACATACGGTTGCCCTGTATTATGTAAATGATAGCGATGGGGATACATTCTTCTTTGATAATAATCGAGAAGTTGTGGAGAGAGTAACACCTAAGAAAGGTAGAATGGTTGTTTTTGATGGTTTAACTTTTCATGCTAGTTCAATGCCTTCTAAAAACTATAGGATCTCTCTAAATTTGGGTTATGTCCAACCACAAAGTAGAACATAAATTCGAACACCAATGGGGTGGCGAAGATACTTGGTATACTAAGGGCAAGAGATGGGCGAACAAACAAAAGTTTCCCATCAGTCACCTTGCCCTTGGTGCTATTGAATGGTTGCGTGAACGCTGGGTAGATGGTAGAGTGGAGATGGAGATGGCATCCATCGACAAACAAGTCAAATACATTGGAGAAATCTGGGACAAAGAAGATGAGCTCAACCGACAACCAACAGTGGAAGAGGGACCTTCTAGCGTGTCCGACCTTCCAACTCTCTCAATCAGAAATCCAGTTGTTGAGAGAGGGACCGAAGAGCCTAGCACAAGCATGGCATCTACAGGCGCTAAGATACCGTTTCCTGACCCATGGGACGGGGATTGGAACGATGCGGTCTACATCTGGGAACGAATAAATAAGGAGAGATCGTTATGAGTATGTGGCAAAGGATAAAGAATATTCGAATCCCTGGATCTATCGTGGCAGCGTCTTTGACGGGAACGATATTGGGGACTACTATGGTTTTGTTTACCGTATTACCTGTAGCACCACCAACCGTTCGTACATCGGAAGAAAATACTTCTGGCAAAAACGAAAGCCTCCAAGTGTGGATAAAACTACAAAGCGGAGAAGAGTTACTAGTGAAAGTAACTGGAAACTCTACTATGGAAGTTCTGATGAACTTAAGGCGGATCTTGTACTCTATGGACGGGACGCTTTTAACAGAGAAATCCTTTCCCTCCACACCACCCCAGGAAGAGTAAACTACGAAGAGACACGCCAGTTGTTCCTTCATGATGTCCTGACCGAACGCTTGACAGATGGCACCCCTGCCTACTATAATAGCAACATCCTCGGTCGCTACTACCGTAAGGATTACTTCGAGCCGTGTGAAGGATCTAACCCTTGAGACGGATGCTGAATTCAATTAATTTAATGATCAAAAAGATACTTCCTATCGCTTTGGCGACTTCTATCCCTGCTGCTTGTGCTTACCCCACTATCAGCGAGATCAAAAACCCTCCTGCTGTTGATGTAGCGGTCAATGTAGAGAAGGCAGTCCCCATTGAGGTAGTAGAAAAGGAGTGGAAGTGCCCTACTTGCAATAAAAATGAAAAGTATGTCCTCGAAAAACTCCAAGAAAAAACTAAGATCTCAGATCGCAATGCTCTTGCTACGATCATGGGAAACATTAAATCAGAAAGTAACTTCACTCCCAATATTTGTGAGGGAGGTGCTAGAGTTCCTTACAATCGTTGCCTTCGCGGTGGTTACGGGCTCATTCAGTGGACCTCTACGAACCGTTATCTGGGGTTAGGTAAGTTTGCTAAGAAGTATGGTTATGATCCTTCTTCTCTTGAAGGTCAGACAGCATACATGATTAACGAATATACTTTCCAGAAGTATCTTCCTGAATTTGAAGGTAATGGTCAAACAGTTGACCAATATATGGTCGCTGCTTACTACTGGTTGGGATGGGGTATCAAAGGATACCGCCAACAATATGCATATCAATACACTAAGAAACTTATTTGGGCATGATTATTAGAGCACTAAAAAAATTAATCAAACCATTCACTGGCGTTCCTGCTCCAGACTATCTGGAGGATGACGAATGGTTTGGTCCTGCTACCCTGAGTGAGAAACAACTCTCACTTAAAGAAGCTCGTGCTCAAGCAGAAGCAGATCTGCAGATCTTACCTCACGAAGACGAACATCATGGTCCTGTGGAGGTTGACAACATCCACGAAGTCATGTATAATATCGCTACTGGCGGAGGTAAGACCACTACACAACTTGACCCTATGCCTGAGTTAGGTGGTGGATCTGAAAACTTCCATGAAGGTCCTTCTGGTCCTGGTGGATGGATGTCAGGCACAGGTGTTCGTCAGTTTCACTGACGCTCCTTATGTTTCAGTAGCTCAGCGGATAGAGCAACCGCCTTCTAAGCGGTCGGTCGTTGGTTCGATCCCAACCTGAAACGCCAGTCGGTATGGCGGAATTGGTAGACGCGCTGGGTTTAGGTTCCAGTGTCCTTGCGACGTGGAGGTTCAAGTCCTCTTACCGACATTGCCCGAATAGCGCAGCGGTAGCGCACCTCCTTTACACGGAGATGGTCGGGGGTTCGAATCCCTCTTCGGGCATTAACTTCTAGAGGTTAAATGCAACAAAATGATTTCTGTAAGATGCCGTGCTTGCGGCAGAGAGGTAGAGGGTCACCCTACCAAAACACGCACCTGTGGATGCCCTAATATGGCAGAGATCACAGGTGATAAGATTACAGCAGTAGACCTTTCGCAGGTGGTTCTGCTGAATTCTAACAACATTATGAAGAAAGGTCCAATATTGTCAAATGCTGACCTAAAATACCAAGAGGAACGACGCAAACGCAAAGTTCGCAAACTTGAATTTGAGGAACGCTAATGATTTCACTGGATGCCCGCTATCACTCTTACCTACACACAGATAAATGCTTCCTAATTGATGGTAGGTGTGAGCGGGTGATTGGTTATGGTTGGACTGATGATGACGGTGCCTACATTGATGGGTATTATGTCTTGACAAACAACTACAAGTTGTTTTATAATCTGAAGGAACAGTTCCTTCGTAAAGAAGAATGGAGAGGTGGTCGAGTGGTTGAAGGCTCTAGTCTTGAAAACTAGCGAGGTGAAAGCCTCCGTGGGTTCGAATCCCACCCTCTCCGCTTTCGGGGTGTAGCTCAGCTTGGTAGAGCGCCGTCTTTGGGAGGCGGATGCCGTAGGTTCGAATCCTATCACCCCGACTTGGATATATAATATTCCAACATTTTTACTATGAAAATCTTTCTCGATACCGCTGACATTAATGCCGTTCGTGAGCGGTGGGACACTGGACTTATTGCTGGTGTTACTACTAATCCAACTCTCGTTCGCAAACAAGGAGTAAACTATCTTGATCTTATCAAACAGTTTGCTCTAGAGTTTCCCGAAATGGAAAGCATCTCTGCTGAAGTTAATGGTGAAACTCGTGACGAAATGCTTATTGACGCAGAGCAATACCGCAATGTGTCTGAAGCAGTTACAATCAAGTTGCCTCTCACCAAAGAAGGTTTGAAGGCATGTAAATATCTTTCTGACGCTGGTGTAAAAACCAATGTTACTCTGTGCTTCTCTGTAGCACAGGCAGTCATGACATCTATTGCAGGTGCCACATATATCTCACCTTTCGTGGGACGTATGAATGACAATTCATTCAGTGGTGTTGAACTAGTTCGTGCTATTGGAGGTCTTTATCAGGCAAAGCGCAGTGAGACTAAAGTTCTTGCTGCAAGTCTTCGTGATGTTCATCATGTTTCTCGTTGCCTGCTTTATGGTGCTGATGTAGTTACTCTACCAGCACAAGTGTTTGATAAAATGTATGATCATGTCCTCACTCGTGAGGGTCTAGAAATTTTCAACAACGACTTCAAACAACTCTAATGGCATTTACAATCTATTCAAAACCAGGCTGCCCCTATTGCGAAAAATTCAAAGCTATAGTAGAATACGAAGAACTACAGCATGTCGTCTATGAACTAGACCGTGACTTCTCTAGAGAAGAATTCTATGCTGAGTTCGGTGAAGGTGCTACCTTCCCACAAATTACTCTTGGTGAACTCCATCTTGGAGGTTGTCAAGATTCTATCCGTTACATGCAAGAAAAGGAAATTTGCTGTGTGCCATGACTGAAGTAACTGTTGAAGATTTTGAAAAGAACTTCGATGCTTATCTTGATCGCATCGAAAAGAACGGAGAAGAATTTCTGATCCGTCAAGCAGATGGCAAGGCAGTCGTC